GACAGCCGACAGCCCCGGGCCGAGGGGTCATGGACGGACCGAGCTGCACCGTCAAACGGTCGGCCTTCGACATGCGGCTCCTGCGTGTCTCGACGAAATGACTACTCCGCACGGACAGGTCGTTGGAGCATACTCGAGCGTGCTCATCATGAATCCAGTGTCGATTCAGAAGCAAGCACTTCGGAGCCACGGGGGCCGCGCACAGACCGGAGAAATCAAATGGCTATTAGCGAAGCAATGTTTGCCAAGTACCTGCGCGACTTCCTCTTCAAAAACATCGAGTCGTTCAAGGCTGGACTGGAAGATACTTACAGACTGGATGACATTTTCATCGCCGTCCCTGAGGGCACGCCGGCGGTTCGGCTCACGGAGCTTGCGCAAGGCGGCGAGGTTCGGTCCGAAGTCGAGTACAACATCAAAATCACCAGGCAAGGGTAACTCGGCTCGGCCTCAGCGACCACTTTGCGGCCCGACTTCGTAGGTAGGGTGTAAACCACCGCACCGGGCCCATGTTGAAGGCCATGGGGGCCAGCGCTCCGCGAGCTTTGCTAGCGCGCGAAGTTCAGCGCGGCAGGCGGAATTGTGAAGGCACAGAGGCGGAAAGCTCGGCCGGGTTGCGGGCGCGCACGCCCTCCGCACGCTCGGCGTCAGGCACTCCAATCGTGGGCTGCGGCGCGTCCTCAGCGCGGCTGCCCGTCTGACCGCGCAGTCGCTCGCTAGGCGCTCCCACTCAGACGCAGGCGCGCGCCCCGCTCCGCAACATCAAGAGCTCCTCGTTGCGCATGCAACGCTCAAACGTTGCATGTTGCGTGTAGCACCCGCCCGCGCCCGCTGTTTTTGAGGGATTTCGCGCTGGCACGATCCCTGCGAAGGCGTCGGGCATGCGCTCGTTTGTCGTCGACCTCGCAGGGGATCCCGCGTGGAATGCTGCAGCGAGCTCGCATGGTGCCCAGTACGTTTTAGTCAGCGCGGATCCGTGGGCTTCCCGCGAGGGCTGCGATTTGCTCGTCGTCGACGGGCGCGGTCGCTTCGAGCGCGGCTTGAAGCTCATCGCGAGCGCGGTCCCACACGCGACCGCGCGCGTACTAGTGACCGAACGCGAGCTGCCGTCCGACCATCAGCGGGCGTATCTGGCAGGGGCGACGCGCGTAGTCGTCATGGGCGAGACGGAGGGTGGTCACGCGGCACTGCTCAATGAGCTGTACATGCAGCGAGGGACGTGACCGTGGCAACGGCGACGGCGATCTTTGATGTGAGTACTTCGCTGCAAAACCTACTGCAGTCGCAGCTCTCCGTGCTCGTGATGCCGGCTGGCAGCGTGAAAGTCGAGTCCATCGATCTGGTTCCTGATCCGGTCCCGCCACCACGCTTGTCAATTTACCTGTTCAACGTCCAAGAGAATCCGTTTCTCAAGAACGGCCAGGGCACGCTGACTTCGTCTGGCCCGGGCTCCGCCGCCTTCGAGCCAACGCCGGCGGTGCTGGACCTCGACTACATGATTTGTGCGTGGATGAGCACCACGATGGAAGAGCACCTCGTGCTCGGTGACGTGGTGCGAGTGTTATACGACAACGCGGAGCTACCTCCCACGATCCTCGGTCCGACGTGGCTCGCGAACGAGGCCGTGCAAGTGACGTTGGGCAACGTCTCGCTAGAGGACCAGACCCGCATCTGGACGAGCTTCGGCTTCAAGCGCTTCAAGCTGGCGCTCTATTACAAAGTGCGAGTGGTCCCGATCAATTCGATGCGGAGCTACGGCGACCGGATCATCCTCGACCGCAAAGGCGCGCCGTCGACCTTCGCGCCGACTTCCGCCTCGGACTTACCGGCGGAGGCAGTGTGATGCCCCACTTGGGCTTTGATGTGCGAGACTACTCGACGCGCACGAAGGTGGGTGCCCCGCCCGTCGATGATTTGCTGGTGCTGGTGCCGCGGCGCGACTCGACGCTGGCGCCGCTGGTCGAGGTCTCTACGTCGAGCGTGCGGTTGCGCGAGCGACGCCTGTTCTTCAACACGCGGAGGAGTGCGAGCGGTTTGGTGGTCGTGCCGGACGTGCCGGCGGGCACGTACGCAGCCCGCGTCGAGGCGCGATACTACGTGCCGTTCCGCACGACCCTCACGTCGCCCCAAACCGCCCCGCTAGGCGTGACCCTCCACCGAGACGCATCGTACCCCTTCGGTGCCGAAGACACTGTCATTCGCGGGCTCGTGCAGAAGGCCTCTGGAGCGCCAAACCTCGGCTTCGACGTGCTGTTGACCGACACCGCGGACCCGCTGATCAACCACCGCGTGCCACTCAACGCTGGCGGCGAATACGTCGCCTTTTTCCCCGAGAAACAAACGACGACCGGAATGTCCATCCGGGCGTTTCATTCGACAGGGTCCGTGACCGTCGCGCTCGCGTCGGTCGTGCTCAACCGTTCAAACCTAGTGCCACTCATCACGGTGCCGTGAAGGAGAATCAATGCCCGAATACCTTGCCCCTGGCGTATACATCGAAGAGCGACCCGGCCAACGTTCGATCGAAGGGGTTTCGACCAGCACGACCGCCTTCGTCGGCATGACGCAACGAGGCCCTGTCCAAGGGCCACCGGTGCTTGTCACGAGCTTCGGTGACTTCCAGCGGACGTTTGGCGGGTATCTCCCAATCGTTCCGGACCCCGCGGATCTCGGCGAGCACGGACATCTGCCGCTGGCCGTGAAGCAGTACTTCGACAACGGCGGGCAGATTGCCTTCATCGCGCGGGCCTACAAGCCACAGGGCACGGGCATCACCGACACGAAGAACTACCGAATGCTGCAGTTCGCAGTGGGGTCTGCGGCGCGCCTGCGGGCGACTTCACCCAAGGGGACCACGTACGCCTTCATCACGGCGAGCCGCGGCTACGTCCCGGGCACTTCGCTGCTCGTTCGCGACGACGGGGCGGGCGCACCGACGACGCCGATCACCGATCTCGACGCAGGCACGCTGAAGGCCCACGTGGCCGCGCTCGCCGAAAACTACCGAAGTGACACGGCCTTCGTGCAGCTCACCGCTGCCATTACTCCGGGCCAAGCGCCGAAGATCATCGCTCGTGAACCCGGCGTGTGGGCGGAGAGCGTCTATGTCCAGGCCTCGCCGTCCCCGAGTGCCCCAGTAAATACGACCGCGGCGCTTGCCGCTGCCGCAACGACCATCTCCGTCGCCTCGGCCGCCGGGTTCTATCGCGGCTGCACCATTCAGATCAGCGACGTGACCGTGGTCGCTGGCGAGCCGCACGTCACCAATGTGCACTACGCAACCGTCAAGTCGATAGCTGGCAACGTGCTCACCCTCGTGCCTCCGGTCACGCCCCTTCCCGCCTATGCAACTGCCGCGAGCACTTGGGTCGCGCTGGCCGAGGTCGACTTGATCGTCTCGTGGGGCGGCACCACCGAGGCGTTTCGAGGCTCCTGGCGCTACGTCGATACGGCGGCTCCTCCAGCGGGTTGGAGCGCAGCCGACGTCGCTGAGTTCAACGCCTTGCACTCCGTTTGGCTGATGTTGCATCAGGGCTCCACGCTGGTTCGGCTCGACTCCACGGATCCCGTTCCCGCTGCGGCCTTCGTGCCGACGCCCTATGCTGAGAACGATCCCTTGTCGAGCCACCCGACGACGGCGGACGGTGGCCCCGCCGCGCTCGGCCCGGACGGTGGCCTCGGCGCGAACACCCCCGACCTAACGCCAGGCTTCCCCGAATACGTCGGCAACCCCGGCGCCGGACCGGGCGCTCGCGCTGCGCTCGCATCACTAGTGGACGAAGAGAGCATCGCACTCGTCGCCATTCCCGGCATCACCGGCGTGACCGTGCAGGAGGCGCTCATCACTCATGCCGAAACCTCCAAATACCGATTCGCCGTACTCGACGCCCCACACAAGGCCGACGTCGCGGGCGTGCGCTCGCATCGGGCCCACTACGACTCGCAGTACGCGGCGCTTTACTACTCGTGGATCCAGATCGCGCATCCGCTCACGGGCGACCTGATCGAGGTCCCTCCCAGCGGTAGCATGCTGGGGATCTACGCGGGAACGGATGTGAACCGGGGCGTCTTCAAGGCTCCCGCCAACATTGTCGTGGCCAACGCGAACGACCTCGTGACCCGCGCGACCAAGGGCGACCAAGAGGTGCTGAACCCCGAGGGTATCAACGTCATTCGCGACTTCCGCCCGCAGAACCGCGGGATACGCGTCTGGGGAGCGCGCACGATCTCGAGTGATCCCGAGTGGATTTACGTGAACGTGCGCCGGCTGTTCATCTTCATCGAGCACTCGATTGACTCCGGGACCCAGTGGGTGGTGTTCGAGCCGAACAATCAGGACCTCTGGGGTCGCGTGCGCCGCACCATCGAGACATTCCTCGAGACCCAGTGGCGGCTCGGGGCGCTGTTCGGAGCGAAGAAGGAAGACGCCTACTACGTCAAGTGCGACCGCTCGACGATGTCGCTCGACGACATCGCCAATGGTCGCTTGGTCGTAGAGATCGGCATCGCACCGACGCGACCCGCCGAGTTCGTCATTTTCCGCATTGGCCAGTTTACCGCGGACGCGAGCTCCAACTAACGAACCGAAGGAGAACCGACCATGCCCACTCCGCGCAAGAATCCATATGGTGTATTCAATTTCAAGCTCGAGTTCGACAACGGAATCACTGCTTCATTTTCCGAAGTGTCCGGACTCGACAGCGAGCAAGGGATCATCGACTATCGCACCGGGGAAGACGACACGGTCATGCGCAAAATCCCCGGGGTGCGCAAGCATTCCCCGGTCGTGTGCAAGCGAGGCCACATCGGCACTGGCGATCTTTGGGCCTGGCGCGCGCAGGTGATGGCGGGCATCGGCAACGCCGACGACAGCGAGGGGAAGGCTACGGTGACGATCCACCTGCTCAACGAAAAGCGCGAATCTGTCATCGCTTGGAAACTGGTCAAGGCGTGGCCGTCCAAATGGGTCGCCCCCGCGCTCGCTGCTGCGAAGAGTGAGACCGCTGTCGAGACGCTCGAGCTGGTCCACGAAGGCATCAGCCAAGAGTAACCGCACCATGTCGACGCTTGCCCCCGGAATCGCCTTCGAGACAGTCCACGCCGACCGCGGCGATGCAGGCGCGCTGCGCGCCGATGTCGTCGGCTTCGCTGGCGTGTTCATGCGTGGGCCGGTGCTCGTGCCTCGTCGGGTCGAGGATTGGGGTGATGCGACACGCCTGTTTGGGGGCTTCTTTCAGCTTCGGGGGCGGAATCGCCGCCAGGCGCTGGGGCCTCTCGCACTGTATGGTTTTCAACAGAACGGCGGAGCGACGGCGGTCGTGGTCAGGCTCGCTTCTCCGGCGATGCGGGCGGCGCGCGCGACCGCGGTCGATCCTGCAACGGGCATGATGATCGGACTGGCCGCGTCGTCCCCTGGCGCGTGGGCAAATGGCGCGCGCGTGCGCGTTCCGCTGCGCGTGCGTGGGCGCGCCTTCGTGCCCGCCTTTCCATTCGTCGGCGGTCTCGCTGTGGGGAGCATCGTTCGCGTTCGAGCGGCCGACGGAGCGATCGCGTTTGGTCGCCTTCGGGCGGGGGCTAGCGGGCTCACGCTCGATCCGGCGCTGGCCAATCCGGGTCCGTACATCGTGGAGGAGCTGGATCCAGTCGTCGATGTCGTGGTCGAGGCTGGCTCCGTGCGCGAGCGCTTCACTGCCTTGTCTCTCGATCCCGATAGTAGTGACTATGTTTGGAGCGCACTCGCCGCTCCAGCGAGGGTGGCCCCCGACTGGGTGCCAAACATCCCCGCGGCTTGGAATCCTCGCGAGGCCGACCTAGTGCTAGCGCTCGCGCAGCAGGGCCCTGGGCTGTCCGACGTCGTGCGAGCGACGCCGCTTGCTGTCGCTTGGGCAAGCGCGACGACCATTACGCCGCCCTGGCTTCCACCCAGCGCCGAGACGCGGGCCAGCGCGAGCAGCGCGGAGCTAGTGGCGACCCTAACCGACGGCGCCGACCTCGTGCGCGGCATCGACGTGGCGTCCTTTCGCGCCGCCATCGACGCTTTGGCGCGTCATCCCACTCCGAGCATCGTGGCCGTGCCCGATCTCATGCTGCCAGTCGTGCCCGACGCGGGCTGCGAGCGACCGCTCGATACTCGCACGCTACCGCTGCCTGTGCCTACGCCAACCTCGGACTGCGCGCCCTCGCCGGCTGCGCCGAGCCCCGTGCCCGCCAACTCCGATCCGCGGCCGCCCGCAGAGGTGATCGAGGACGACGACATCCCGGATCTGGCGGCGAGCATCGGGATCTTGCAGGCGGATTTGCTGGCGTCGGTCGTAACCGGAGACACACCGGCAGAGCGCCTGGTGTTGCTCGATCCGCTGCCAGGCCAGTCGCCAGCCTCGGCAATCGCGACCTCTGCCAGTTTCGCCAACGAAGCGCCACGGCCGGAGCTCGGCGCCCTGCTCTACCCGTGGTTGCGCATCCTCGATCCCATCGCGCCCGCGAACCAGACCTTGCTCGTTCCACCCTCGGGACACGTGGCGGGCATCATCGCGAGGACGACGCGGCTCCGCGGACCGAGCGCCCCGTTTGCCAACCAAGGCATCGTCGGCGTCGTCGCGGCCGAGCTCTCGCTCGACGTCAGCGCGCGGGCGCGCTTGAACGCGGGACAAGTCTCGGCGCTGCGAGAGATCGCGGGACATGGCGTGCTCGTGTTCGGTGAGCGCACACTCGCTCCCACCTCGTTCGACCCGGTCCTGTGCTACGTGCCGCCGTCGCGCGTGCTGGCCTACGTCCGGCGCCTGCTACGCGTCACCGGAGAGACGCTGGTCTTCGAGCCGAACGATGCGTTTCTTTCGCTGCGCATCGTCGTGACGCTCGACGCGACGCTGCGCGAGCTGTTCCTCGGCGGCGCATTCGCCGGCAACACCCCCGCGCAATCCTACCGCGTCCGCTGCGACGACGTGACGACGCCGCCGAGCGAGCGCGCGTTGGGGCGGATCATCGCGCTCGTCGACGTGGCGCTCGCGGTGCCACTCGAGTTCATCACGATCCGCATCGCTTTCTCACGCGACGGTGCCACCGTCGTCGATCACGTACCCACTGGAGCGGTATGACATGGCACTCCCGAACATTCCTCCGCTACCCGCCTTCCGATATTGGGTGATGCTGAAAAACAGCGCCAGCTCGGACCTCTCCAGCCTGGGAGGCGCGCTGCTCTCGCTCGTCGCTGGGTTCACCGATTGCTCGGGCCTAGGCACGACTCTGGAGACCTATGACTACGCCGAAGGCGGCGTGAACGGGTACACGCACCGCCTCCCGTTGCGAACCAAGCCCGCCGACCTCGTTCTCCGGCGCGGGCTCCATTTCACGACTGACTTGTGGGGCTGGATGCAAAAGGTGATCGGCGGGCAGTACCAGCGCAAGGACGGGCTGATCGTTCTTGCCACCCAAAATGGCACGCCCGCGCAACTCTGGAGATGGAAGAACGGCCTGCCACTCAGCTGGACGGGGCCCACCCTCTCCGCGTCGCAGAACGCGATCGCAACGGAGACACTGACCATCGCGCACGAGGGGCTGGAGGCACTCGACCCCATCGGGGCGGCGCTCGATGCCATCGGCCTCACTTAGGAGACGTGGACAATGCCACTCATCATTGGAAACCTGACTGCGACGGCACCCCCGCGAGGGGAAATCGTGGACGAGGAGCAGCGTCGCGCACGCGCGCTCGCCGCGGCTCGGCTCGAAGCCGAGCGCAAGATCGACCAACGCGACCCGGATCGCCTCGGAGGCCAGTGACAGATGGCGGGCAAACCGAAGAAGATGACGATCACCCCGAAGGGGACGCCGCAGGGCTCTGCTTCACCGGGGAGCGATCTGATTGGCGGGCTCGTCGACGCAGCCAAGAGCCTGCTCGGCCTTGCGAGCGGCGCACCGCTCGACGTCGCGTTCAACCCGAAGGATTACACGATCGAGCAGTCGAACACGTTCGCCGAGATCGGCATCCCGGGCCTGGAGGCGCCCATTCTGCAATTCGTGCGCGGCAACACGGAGAAGCTCTCTTTCGATCTGCTGATCGATACGACGGACAAGGATCTCGGTAGCCCGGATCGCGACGCGAACCTGATCGCCAATCGGATCTTGCAGCTGGCGCGTGTGGACGGTGAGCGCCACGCGCCGCCCGTCTGTACCTTCGCCTGGGGGAGTGACGTGCTCGACGGCGTCATCGAATCATGTCGGCGCCAGTTCGTGCTATTCGACCCTGACGGGAAGCCGACGCGCATCTTGATGTCGCTGGGCGTCAAGCGTTACCGCACGCTCAAAGAGCAGCTCGGGACGATGAACCGCAAGTCCCCCGATCGCACACGCACGGTAGTCGTGATGGCCGGCGATACGCTTCCGGCGATCGCCTCGCGCGCGTACGGCGATGACACGCAGTGGCGAGCCATCGCCGACAACAACAACATCGCCGACCCCTCGCGGCTGGTCGCGGGGATGGTGCTGCAGGTGCCGCGCCTACCGTCACCGGGAGCAAGGTCGTGAGCTCCGCGGGCGATCTGGGCATGAGTGCGCTCGGGCTGGCCGGCGACCGGCACGATACGACGTTCTACGCTCCCGGGTACCGCGTGAAGGTGGCGGGGCAGGAGCTGTACGAGAAGGGCTCGGACTTTCTGAGCGTACAGATCAAAGACAGCATCAAGGATCTGTCGACGTTCGAGCTCACGCTCAACAACTGGGACGACGGCGGAGACGGCGGCAAACCAGGCTTCAAATACACCGAGGACGAGAACACGATCACGCTCGGGCAGCAGGTCGAGCTGGAGATGGGCTACGCGGACGCACCGGCACTGACCGAGATGATGAGCGGCGAGATTACGGCCATGGACCCGCAATTTCCCTCTGCGGGCGCGCCGACGATCACGATTCGAGGCCTCGATCGCCTGCATCGAATGCGCAACCGGCCCAAGAGTTTTGCCTGGAAGGGGAAGACCGACAAGCAAATCGCCCAGAAGATCGCGGCGCAGAACGGGCTCGGATTTCAAGGCGACGAAACGGGGCCGAGCCAGCCGCTCGTCCCCCAAGACAACATGGATGACATCGCATTCCTTCTGGAGCGCGCAAAGCGAATCAACTTCGAGGTATTCGTAAAGGACGACGTCCTTTACTTCGTGAAGTGCCGTGAGGGCCAAGACCCCGTGCTCACGCTGGAATGGGGCACGTCGCTGATGTCGTTCTCGCCGTCGCTCACGCTCTCCAAACAGGTCTCCAAGGTGACGGTCCGCTCCTGGCATCCGAGCGAGGGGCGACTGATCCAGAAGACTGCCGAGCGTTCGAAGCTCTCCGATATCTCCTCAGGCGGCAAAAACGCCGGTCAAGTGCTGGACGAGGCCATCGGCGAGAGCAAAGAGGAAATCATCACCAGTGAAGCGGTGCTGAGCGACGAAGACGCGCAGCTCTTGGCCGAGTCCGTATTGAAACGCTCGAGCTACGCGTTCATCACGGGCAACGCGCAGACAGTGGGCATTCCCTCGCTCCGCGCGGGCGTGAACGTGAAGCTCACCGGCCTGGGCAAGCGGTTCGACGGCCCGTACTACGTGACCGAGAGCACGCACAAGATCGACGGCAGCGGCTACACGACCTCCTTTTCGGTGCGGAAGGTGTATGCGTGATGCAGGCGGGGAAAAATTTCGGCTTGATGATCGGCGTCGTCTCCGATCGCAAGGATCCGGACGGCCTCGGGCGCATCAAGTTCACGCTGCCCACCCACGACAGCCGTGAAAGCGACTGGACGCGCATGGCCGTGCCTTTTGGTGGCTCAGCGGGTACGGGGCACGGGCACCACTGGATCCCAGAGCACGGGGATGAGGTACTGGTCGGGCATCTCGGTGGAGATCCGAAGGTCCCCGTCGTCATCGCTTGTCTGTATTCGCAGAAGCAACCGCCGCCGACGAAGGAGCCGGACGAGCGGGTCTTCAAGTCGCGAAAGGGCCACACCATCACCATCTCGGACGTCGGCGGCTCCGAGAAGATCGAAATCGCTACGCAGAGCGGGCAGAAGGTGACACTCGACGAGACCAGCAAGACGACCACGGTCACCGCCAACGTGAAAGTCGTGGTCGATGCGCCGAGCATCGAGCTCGGCGGCGCCGGAGCCTCCCACTCGCTGGTGTTCGGCGAACTGCTCGTGTCGATGTTCAACGTCCACACGCACGTGGCGTCAGGGCCTTCGCTGCCAACCGGGCCGCCGGTCCCGCTACTCCTACCCACCGTGCTCTCCACTTCCACCAAGGTAAAACTCTGATGCTACGCCAAGAACTGGGGCGAGGCTGGGCTTTCCCGATCCGGATCGACCGCAGCGGCGGGATCGCGATGTCCGAAGGGCAACAGGATGTCGAGGAGGCGATTCGCATCATCCTGGCTACGCGCATCGGCGAGCGCGTGATGCGCAATCAGTTCGGCTCCGACGTTCCCAATATCCTGTTCGAGCCGGCGACCGCTGGCACTGCGGGCCGGCTCACCGCGGCGGTGCAGACGGCGCTCGCGCGCTGGGAACCGCGCATCGACCTGCTGCAGGTGCTGGTCGAGCCGGATCCGAACGCGCCCACTCACTTCATCGCGTCGCTCTCCTATCGGCTGCGTGAAAACAACTCGATCTTGAATCTCGTGTACCCGTTCTTCCTGTCCGAAGGCAGCGAGGAGGCGTGACGCCGTGCCGATCCAACCGTTGAACCTCGACGACCGCACCTTCGATGACCTCGTGGCCGAGGCCAGGCGGCGGATTGTCGCATACACGCCCGAGTGGACGGACTTCAACGAGAGCGATCCGGGCATCACGCTCATCCAGCTCTTCTCGTGGCTCACGGAAACGACGCTCTACCGGCTGAACCGCGTTCCCGACGACCGCATGTTCGTCTCGTTCATGAGCCTCGTTGGTTATGGCCAAGCACCAGCGGTTGCGGCGACCGCGGTCGTCGAGGTCCAGATGGCGCCGGGCAGCGGCACGACCACGGTTGCTCCCTACGATTTGCGGCTGAGCGCACCTGGCAAGACCGATGACATTGCGTTCGAGGCGGACGCGCCAGTCCCGCTCGTAGGCGCGTCCCTCGGGGTAATGCTCGTCGACGACGGCATCAGCCTGGCGCGCAGCGACGAGACGGCCAAAAACGCAGCCGGCGTTTCGTTTCAACCTTTCGGGCCTACCGAGATCCCCGACCGCGCGCTGTACCTAGGCTTGGATGCGACGCCCGTGTCCGGCCCGCCGCTGCTCGTCGAGCCGGGCAACTCGGCGATCCTGCAGCTGTACGTCAAAGCCGACGTTCGGCCGAGCGCAATCACCCCGTCGACGACGTCCGTCGCGGTTCCCGCGGTATCTCTCGACGGCGATCTGATCTGGGAAGGGCTGACGGCCGACACGAGCTGGGTCGCGCTGGAGTTGGTGGCGGACGAGACGCGCGCGCTGCATCAAAGCGGTTTCGTTCGCTTGCGCCTCCCCGACACGCTCGCTCCGGGCAAGGTCTCCGGCGATCCCGAAGACAAGGCGCGGTTTTGGCTGCGCTCGCGGGCGAGGAGCACCACCCCCGAGACGCGCGCGCTGCTTTACTTGAGCGTCAACGCCGCGCGTGTCCGACAATGGCGTACGTACTCGAGCGAGCTGCTCGTTCCCGGTAGTGACGGAACACCGAACCAGGTGCGCACGGTACAGCACCCGCCGATCCTCGTCGGGCCGACGCAGCCCGTGATCGTCGAAGTCAACCAACCGGATGTCACGGGCACGCTCGCTTGGACAGCCTGGTGCCAAGTCGACGGGCTTGCGACCCAAGAGGCTTGCGGACAAGTTTCGGCCAATGGCAGTCCGCTGCCCGTGTTCGTCGTCACGGAAGATCAAGCGGGCGTTCAGTTCGGGGACGGATTGGACGGGCTGATCCCAGTGCGCGGTCCGAACAACCTGCGCATCACTTACCGGTCGGGTGGCGGAGCGCAGGGGAACGTCGCTGCAGACAAGCTGTCCTTGGACAAGTCGCTGCCGAACGTGAGCGCGATCTTGCAACGCGAAGCAGCCGTGGGCGGCACTGACGAAGAGTCGGTAGACAGCGCCAAGCGCAGCGCACCGGGCCGGCTTCGCGCGCTCGAACGGGCCGTCACCGCCGCAGACTTCGAGGTTTTAGCGCGCGAAAAGGCCGGCGTGGCGCGCGCCACGGCGGTAAACCGCTGGAGCCCGCTGATCCCCGGCGTGCCGGTCACCGGCGCGATCACGCTCGTGGTCGTCCCGCCTCCTGCGGGTGCCGACGACCACTCGCCCGTTCCAACCCAGACGTTTCTCGACGCAGTCGCGAACGCACTGGAGCCTTTTCGCGTGCTCACCACGGAGCTGTTCGTCGTAGCTCCGAAATATCGAACGGTGCGCGTCGACGTCGAGGTCGACGTCACGGTGGCGGATGGCGGCTCCGTGCGAGGGGACGTGGTCAGCACATTGCAAAAGTTCTTCGACGCGATCGGCGGCGGCGTAGCGCAAGAAGGGTGGCCACTCGGCGGCGCGATCGTGTACGGCGAAGTGCTCACGGCGGTGATGAAGACACCGAACGTGGCGGCCGTGCGCTCGCTCAGGCTGTCGCTCGACGGAGTGATACAAGCTGCCTGCCAAGACGTTGCGCTCCAAACACTCGACCTCCCGGCTTCTGGCCAGCATGTGGTCCGCGTCAACCTCGTGGCCGCGGCAGGGCAGCGATGAAGCGGTCGGGGCTCAGCGCCGCGCGGTTTCTGCACCTCGACGGCTTCAATGGCTGGCTGTTTGCGGACCGTTCGCACGAGGTCGAGCCCGATCACGTGCCCGGCATCGTCGAGGATGTCCGCGGTCTAACGCTTCCGCGCGGCACACTGCCTCGTACTGCGGTTGCGCCGGAAGTGATGGCGCGAGCCACCGCTCGTGGGCTCGCGTTCGATCGGATGGGCCGCGCCTACGCGGTGCGCGAGGACCATCGCGGCTTCTGCCTATTCGCCGGCTGTGACGCGCCGCCCGCTCCCTGCTTCGGGCTAGACGACGACATCGGCCGCATCGGCGGGATTGCCATCGACGCGCGCGATCGGCTGTACGTTGCCCTGCCCGACCGCGGCGAGGTGCGCATCCTGCGTCTATCGCCGCCCGCTGAGGTCGGCCGTATCCAGATGCGGCGCCCCGTCGCCGTGGCGCTCGGCCCCGGCGGCCGCGTGTTCGTGCTCGACATCGGCGATCCCAGCGCGCCCCCAGCGGGAGCTCCGATCGACGCCGACGTGGTGCGCATCAGCCGCCCGCACGGCGATGCGATCGCGGTCGCCGACAACGGCGCGATCGCGATCGTGGAGCACCAAAGCCCGATCGTGGATCTCGCCAGTGACGGGATCAGCTTCTCGGCCGTCGACCTCGGACGGCCAGCCCTTCCGGCGCTGGCCTTTGCGAACGACAGCGCGCAGAGCGGGCTCGTGTTGTTCGTTGGCGACGCGCTCTCGGGGCGCATCGTCGAGTGGCAAATCACGGGGCTAACGGCGTCTCCCATTGCCTGGAGCATTGGCATCGACGCCTGGACTGGGCTTGCGTTTCGCGCGGGCGCGTTGCAAGCCCTCGGTCGAGGCTGCGCCATCGGTCCCGTCAGCTGGGACGCTAACGGATTTTACGCGCGTTCGCTGAGCGTCGTCATCGGGCCGCTCGACTCCGGTGTGCCCGGAACCGAGTGGCACCGCGTCACTGCAGCCATCGATCCAGCGCCCGGCGCAGCCAGCGGTGTCGCCGTGGAAATCCTCGCTGATGACGACTGCGATGCCTACGATCCCGCAATCGTCGGCGATGACTCCCGCTGGGAGGCGCCGCGAGAAATGGTGGCTGCTCGCGCCGCCTACCCCGCGGAGCTCGCGTTCCTGTCTGCCCGGGGTCGCTATGCGTACCTGCGACTAACGCTCCACGGCGATGGACGGCACTCTCCCTTCCTGCGCTGGCTGCGGGTCGAGTTTCCGCGAAACTCGTACTTGCGCTTCTTGCCCGGCGTTTACTCCGAAGACCCCGTGTCGCGAGATCTCAGCGCGCGGCTCTTGTCGCTGTTCGAGTCGACGAACGCAGACTTATCGCGAACCATCGACGATCTGCGGCTGCTCTTCGAGCCGCTTGCCGGAGATCCGGAACTGCTGCCGTGGCTTGCGCAGCGGCTCGACGTGCTGCTCGAGCCGGGTTGGCCGGTCGACAAGACGCGACGCGTCCTGGCAAACGCGCTTTCGCTGTATCGGCAACGTGGGACGCGCGCGGCGTTTCTGCAAATGCTGACCGACCACGGCGCTCCCGGCGCTCAGCTCATCGAGGGCATTCGACAGCGGGCGACCTTCGTTCTGGGCAGCGGCCACTTGGGTTGCGACAGCGTGCTGCCCGGGTCCTGTACGCCTCCGAGGATGCAGCTCGATCGCGGGGTGCGCCTCGGTCATGGCCGACTCGATTCGCGGCCGTCGATGGAGGCTGATCCGTTTACGGAGCAGCGCGGTGACTTGACGGTCCTCGTGCCGGCCACGGTCGGGGCCAACCCCGACGTGCTGGCGCGCGTGACGCGCATCGCGGAGCTCGAGGCGCCCGCGGGTAGCGCGGTGACGGTCGTGCTCGTCGGCCTACGCTTCGGCCTGGGCACTGGGGGGAGGCTTGGCCTCGACGCGGCGCTCGGCGCCATCGCTCCCTGGCAGCTCGCGTCGGACGACAGCGGGCCCTCGCAATTCGGGCCGATGCTGCTGGTGCGCGACGACGGCGAGCTCGGCCTCGGCCTCGGTGTCGGGTCGCGCCTCGGGATGGACTCTACGGTGTGAAAAAGGAGCGCGAAAAGACCATGCAAGCCAAGGTGATCGGAAAATATGCTGACGAGCGAGGCGTCGTGCGTTGCGACCACGGCCCGAGCTCGATCGTCCGCAATCGCTATTTTTACAGCATGCTGCTCGAAGCGCAGGATCTAGCGCAAGACCAGGCCTTTCACCTCGGCAACAGCCGACGGCACACGGCGGAGCTGCACGGCTTCGGGACCGTTTGTGGGTTGCGGGTAGAGCGCACCCACTGCCACGAACAGGTGCGGGTGAAAGCGGGCGTTGCGGTCGACTGCCTGGGGCGTGAAATTCGTCTCGAATGCGACGTGCTGCTCGATCTACACGAGGCGATCGAAGCGGTGCTGAAGAAGAAGCGCACTCCGGCCGCGAACCAGAAAGAGGTTCAACCGGTAGCCCCAGCTCAACCCGCTCGCTCGATGGAGGACGGCTGCGACGATCCGATCGATGTATTCGTGGCGCTCTGCTACCGCGAAGCCGACGAACGCCCTGTGCAAGCGCTCGGCGGGCCGCAGACGTGTTGCGCTTCTAGCTGCCAAACATCTCGCACCCGGTCCGGCTGGTATCTGGAAGTAACCGACACGCCGCCGCGCGTGCCGAAGCGCATCGAATCGCTGGTCGACGAGCTGTTCGAATGCGAGCGCGAGCGGATCAAGGAGTGGATCTGTGAGTGGATCACCGAACGCTGTTGGCAATGCGAGCCAGATCCGTGCGGGAAGGAGCACCATTGTGTGGGCCTCGCGCGGGTGCGCGTGGTGCCCGGCGGGTCGGTCGCGGACATCGACAATTGCTGCATTCGGCCGCTTGTCTTGCCCACGGTCCTGCTTGCTGCGCTGTCGCAGTACGCCATCGAACGAACGGGGAGGGAATGATGAACACCGCCACCATGAACACTAGCGGGTGCGGCTGTGCCGCTGCGGATCCCGCCGCAGTCGCCAGCTGGTCGATGGGCAAGGCGGCCTGCGGCTGCGGCTGCTCCGGCTGCGGCGCAGCCAGCTGCGGAAAGCAGGCGAGCGGCGGTTGTGGCTGCGCCAGCGGCGGCCAAGCGATCAGCGCACCTTGCACGTCCGGAACAGCCGAGGCCACGCAGCGGCCCGGCGTCGTTGTGTCGAGCTGCCTCCCACCGCGGCCGCGCTATTTCCCCGGAGAGTTGATCAGCGACGCCGATCTGACGGCCGCCGTGGACTATCACCGCGCCAAGCAACAGCTCGCGAACTCGGTGCTCTCGGGTTGGGGCGTGTACTGCGGCTTCGCGCTCTGCATCGACAAGGCCACTTGCACGGTATGCGTTGGCCCGGGCGTGGCCATCGATGCCAAGGGCCGTGAGCTCGTCAGCGATCAGTCGATTTGCATCGCGCGGCCGAAGACCCAAGACATCGACGGACGCGGTGCCTGTGATCCGTGCGCAAAGCCCGCCGACGAAACGCTGTACTTAGCGCTTGTCTACGACGATTGTCTCGATAGCGCCAAGCCTCGTTACGGCACCGCGTGCGGCGCGAGCCAGGACCCCGGCTGTGACTTCTCGCGCGTGCGCGAGCGAGCCCGCCTGGTCTGGGTCAGAGACCTCGATCAGAGCTACTACACGAGCGGCTGCCTGCCTGATCCGTGCGCAGATACCGAGCCCCCAGACCGGCGCTGCATGCCGGAGTATCTGCAGTTTGGCGACGAGACCCACTTGCGGCTGGACGAGTGCACGCCGTGCATCGGCATCCGCGGCGGCGACGGCGTCGAGATGTATGCGCGCGCTCTCGATGCGCGCTGGAGCCTGAGCCGCAACGCGCACCTCATCCAGCAAGACCGAAAGGGCAGAGGCAACGGCATTTGCGGGGTTTCGACGCTCATCGACGTCATCTCCGGCGCAGCTTGCGAAGTGTGTTCGGGTGAGGCCATCGTCGTGCTGGCGAAGGTTCGCTGGTCTTCCGGCTGGGACAATAGCCCCACCATCACGGTCGAGCCGCTTCGGCGGCGCGTCTTGTCGAACGCCAGCCTGACCTATCTCGTCGAGTGGCTCATGGAGCGCGCCCTGTGCGGGCCGCGCAAGACCACTGCCGTTCCGGAGCAAGAA